CTAGCCCCCGGAATCGGCTACCGTTTCAATCCCGAAGTGCGCCGCCGCCCGGTGCGTGTACGCCGCCTTGATGCCAGCCACAATGACCGCCGCTGGCAAGGGGTCCGCAGCCCCTATCTCGTAACTGTCCCCCAGCACTTGGGCAATCGAGTTCTCGATCACCGGCCCCAGGCTTTCAGCCCGCTTCACGTTCCCGATGTAGTGCCACCACTGCGTGTGCCAGAGCACTTTTCCCTCGGTGCTCGGCGTGCCGTCTTCGTTCGGCGTGAAGAAGATCTCTGCGCGACGACAAAGCAGCACGTCGCGATTGCTCTCATCGTACTCACGAACGACGTCCCCAATTTCCGTGATGATAATTTCAGCAATCATCGGGTCCCTTCCTTTTTCTATGCATTGGGCAAATTCCGCAGGCGTTCGTCGTCACGGATTCTCAACCGATGTGACTGAAAGGTTTTGCTGTATCCGCTGAAAACTACCGGAACCAGCCGTAGCGGTGTACTCGAAATTCTCAGTGCCGACCAGCGTGTCGGTATACGTTATCGATGCACTGCTGATGAAGTAGTACCTCTGCTGCCAGCCGCCGTTTGGTAGGTTTGGATCTAGCGCATCCTTCGGAATATAGGTTGAATTTAGTAGCCAGGTTGAATGGGAAATCGAGGTGGAACTTATCACCGCAAGAGAGCCACCCGCATATCGCCTGCTCAACGCAAGGCTAGTTGCAGGGCTGTCATTGGCCGGGACAGGCGGTGGACCGGAACTCTCATTACGGCCGGGATAGTAGCTGATCAACTCAGGCCCCACTGCCGAATAGCCCACCGTGACAGTTTTGCTCTTACCGTTTGTTGTAAAGGGGCCAACAGAAATCGTCGGATTGGCGGTAAGGACCGTGGTTTGCGACGAATTCTTCAATATCCCCGCCGACAAAGACCCACCGAAATAGGCAGAGCCCGAGTTGTCAAACCAGATCGTGCCGTTAGATTTCGTGCAGCTGGCAGCGCCTACATTCGGTCCATACCAAAAACACAAGTTGCTAGATGCACCGAAGTTGATGCCAAGCACTAACTGGATCGCCGAACTGTACGCACGCAGGTAGCCGTTCTGCCATTCCAGGCCGGTGCTGGCGCCGCTGATCACGCGGAAGATCGAAGCCAGGATGCTGAAGCTGCTGCGCGTTCCATCGTTCTCATTCACAGTACCGCTGATGTTTCCGCCCACATCGAGCGCGATGGTATTGGCTGCACGTGCTGAGACTTCCGTTTCGCTCAGCCGCTCAAGCGTTACATCGTCAACAATCACACCGCCCGTCGTTAGGCCAGAAACAACTAAGTACACCTGAACTGTTGCCGCGGTCTCCGGAGCAGACACGACAGCTTGGAGCCCGCGATCTGCATACGTGAAGTTGCCCCCTGGCGTGATGTTGGAGGCGCTGAGGTTGCCGCCGGATATGTATGCGCCAGCACCGTCATACCAGCGAACTCCGACGGACACCGTGGCGCCAGCATTGGGGTTAGTCGCCGCAGCCCGAAAGTACCCACGCAGATTGAATCTCTCCGCATTCTTCGTTGGAGTACGTCCGGCATTGAAAACCGTGGCGTTGGTATCAAATCGTAAAGCGCGAGCCCCGGATCGCTGCCGTACCGTTACGTAGTACACGTTAGTCGGTAGATTCTCGCCGGACGTCGTCGCCCCCCATCCCGTGTCGCCCTCGAATCCCGGATTGATAACTTGGACCGCGCCTGAGCCGGCCTGTACCTGCATGACGTTCGTTACGGTAGCGGACGCGCCATCGGCTGTTGCTTTTACCTGATTCAGCTGCGTAGCTAAAGAACCCGTTGCGGTAGCGGCTGTAGACTCGGCAGCAACAACGCGCGCCTCGTTGGCGAGCTTGTCTGTTCCATTCGGCAACCGCGCTTCTATGACGGAAGTGCGGCTTGCCAACGCACTGTCGCCACTGGTCCGAGCGGTGGCTTCATCCGTGACACTGGCCGCAGTGGCCAGCGCACCGGAGCCAGACGGCAGACGGGCCTCAATCACCGTCGTGCGATTTCCTAGTGCGGTGTCGCGGCTGGCTGAAGCGGATTCAGCCGTTACTACTCTGGCCTCATTGGCAAGCTTATCCGTCCCGGATGGCATGCGGGCCTCAATTGCCGAAGTGCGCGTACCGAGCGCAGCATCACCAGCTGCCCGAGCAGACACCTCATCACTAACACTCGCTGCAGTAGCGAGCGGACCAACGCCGGTTGGCATGCGTGCAGTGACAGAGGTCAACTGTGTTGCCTGCGCGGCTATGTCGGTTGCGTTCTGCGTACCGATGCTGATTGAAGCAGCGACGGCTTCGCCGAGCGAAGTGTAGTTGCCCATGAACTGCCAGTCGGCCGCATTGGACTCTGGCGCCTTGTTGGTGTTCGCCCGAAGAGCGCGATAGAGCTTTCCGCTACGCTTGACCAGGTCGCCTTTGGGGTATGCCTTAGTCGCAACCCATTCATCGGCATCCAAGATATCCGCAACTTGTGCGCCGATCACGTCCGCATGAGCAATTGCGGCATCTCGTGCGGCGTTCGCCTTGGCTGATGCGTCCGCAGCGGCGGCTGCAGCCGTTTGCAGGTCGCCTCGCAGTCGGCTTTCCTGCTCGTCTTCAAGGGCCTGCTGCTGCGCAACCTGCTGCCGTGTCAGGTCATCCAGATCTTGGCCGATGCCTCCAATCTGCTCACCAAGGTTGGCCTGCAGCGTGCGCGTAACAACGCGCGCAACCGTTGAAAGGACCCCGGCAGTGTTTCGGCTGCGGCAGGAGAATGTCCACGTCCCGGCCTCTGGCACTACAACCTCAAACGGGGCCGTGTGGTAGCCAGTGTCTCCAACCGGCGTCATATCCTCCCAAACCGGCGACGACACGCTGCCTGCGGTATACCGGATCTCGACGCCCGCAAAATCCGGGGACTGGATGGTTTCTGCCAGCCAGCCCCACGTGTAGATGCGCACGCCGCCACTGCGCTGTTCAACATCAAACAGATCAACAAGTTTCGGGGGGAGCTCGGCACCGGCAGTCACATAAGCTGCGGACACGGCGACGCCAGGCTCACCATCAGGCGAGAACGGGCGGACAACAATGTTGTAGGCACCGGCAGACGGGATGCGCCAGGTCGCCATGCGCGTCTGGGTCTGGGCCACCTCTTCCAGCTCCTGGCCATCGACGGCCGCGCGCACGACAACGTTGCTGACCGGGCCGGACACGTCGAACGTGGCGGTCAACTCGGTGAAGGTGGTGTTGCCCTGGACTACCTGCTGTTCCGTCACGCGTAGATTCGACGCCACGGGCCGGGTCTGGAGCAGCGAGCCGCTCGGCGACGGGACATAGTCGCCCGTAAGGACGTAGTTCCAGAACTCCGCGCCCTCTTGGACCACGCGCACACTTGCGCCCTTCAGATCCGACTCCGGCTCCACGCTCACCACGCGCACGCGCAGGCCCGGGGTCTGCTTGAAGTCGTAGATCCACAGCGTGTCGTGGGCCGGGTTGTTCGGGGTAGCACCCGGCACGGCCGCATCAGACGGCCACGCGTCCAGCAGCTCGATGGTGTCGGATTCCCCGGTAAAGGGCTTGACCTTCAGCACCCGATACACGCGCTCGCCAGGGATGCGCAAACCGATGTACCCCACGCCACTGGGCGGCGCTGGTACAGGCTCGTCCAAGCGCAGCGTCACCGTCCCTGCACTGTCGGCAGCAGCCACGACGCGGCCGCCATAGCCCCACTGCGTCATGTCGTGCTGCATGGCCAGCACGGACAGCCGCTGGTAGCTCAGGTGCTCAATGTCCGTGCTGTAGCTAATGTCCTTGTACTGGTACAGCGACTGGGCAAGGTGCCAGCGCGCCATGCGGGCGGCATGCTCCTCGGTGGTGACGCCCTCGCCCGTTACCTGGGCCGGGTTTAGCATGGTGGTCACGCCCGGAGCGGGCACGCGCAGCGTCTTGGTTTCCCACGTCGCCTCATCGATGTACGTGTATTCGATGCCGTCAGCGGCGTTGCTGAGGCTGTAATCAACCTGAAACTGGCCCTTCTTGATCGTGCCCATGTTGACCACGCCAGACAGCGGCTGGTCCTGCGCGGCCCAGACGACGCCCAGGCGGCCACCAGCCCAGGTGATCTGCCCAAAGCCAGCCAAAGCGATGGCCGAAAGCACCTGCTCGTGGTTTCGCGCGTCCTTGATGTGGAAGTTGTACGCGTAGCCGTTGGCGGCGCAGTGCAGCGTAAAGGCCTTGAGCGACTCAACGTCGATCTGATCCTCATCCAGCGCCATGCCGCCGAGCAGACGGCCGCCGCGGCGGATGCCTCGTGCATAGGCAAGGATCTGCGCGCCCGGGTTGCTGGTTTCTTCCGTGGTCCACGCGCTCCCGCCCCACACCGGAATGGGGTCGGCGTACCCGATGGCGCGCAGCTCGTCCGGGGTTCCGTTCAGCTGCCCGGTTGCCTTCAGCTCCAGGCCGGTGCGTGAGATCCCGGTGTAGTCGCCCTCATCCACCTGCACACTGGTGAGCGTGGTCCAGGTGAACGCAGCTTGGGCACCGCTGCCATTGGTGTTCAGGCCAGCCGTGCGGACACGAACGTCATACTGACCGCGCGCAACGTCCCTGCCGAAGCCAGCGCGATATGCCTTGGTCTTGCTGCTGTTGAGGGTGTAGCTGCCGAAATACTGCCAGTCGCCCCCGCTCGTCGGGCGGTACTGGACCTCCACCCGCTCAGTATTGTTCTTGTCCTTGCCCTTGCTGGTCTTGTCGTAGAGCTGGTATTCCAGCCCGACAACCAGGCGCACGGTATCTGCCGAGCTGGTGCGTTCGATCCACGCGCTCGGGGTGTGTTTCGGGTCACTGCTGGTGTCCAGCAGCTGCCCACCGTCGATCACGTCGGCGTTGCTATACAGGGGGATTGCCTGGTCCGGCATCTGGCTGTAGCCAGCGTGGTAGACCTTGGCGCCCTCATAGCTGCTCAGCAGCGTATCGCCGTTGTAGATCTCCTCGACGCGGCCGACATTGATACCCGCGCACAGCTGCAGGCCCAAATACTGGTCGTTGCCCTCGTACCAGGTGTATGGCTTGCTCAGCAGGTCGGGCGTGATGCGCACCTTGCCGAACAGCATGGGAAGCGGCTCGTACTGGCGCAGCTGGTTCCGGGCACCGGACAGGGAATAGACAGAATCCTGCGACTGGCTGCCCATCTTGGCTGGCTTGGGGCCGAGCACCTTATTGACGAGCATGGAGCCCGCAATGAAGAGGCCAGCACCAATCAGGGTGGCCCCCATTCCCCCGGCAGCAACGCCGAAAGCGCCTGAGATCCAGCCCGCGCCTGCACCCATGGTGAAATAGGTGAGCGCAATCATGGCCACTACCATCAGCGCGGTCTTGCCGACGCCGCCACGCACCTCGACCACCTGTCCCTGCTTCGGATAGACGCAGTGCCACAGGTGGCGCTCCACCACCACGCCGCCGATGGAAACCGCCCACGGCTGCCCGTCCAGCTCGGGCACGTTGCGCATCAGCAGCGCATACAGGCTCTCTCCGGCACGCGCCTCCCAAACAACTGTGCGCTGGCCGTCCAGCAGCATCGGATGCGGGGTAACAATCAGCTGGCCCGGCTCGGTGCGCGGCAGTTCCATCAGACCCATGAATATGTTCCTTCGATACGTAGCCCGAAGTCGGGCAGGTCGCGGACGCGGTGCAGGATGCTGCAACCCGTCTTTTCGTTCGCATGGAGAACCCACTGTTCGTGGGCCAGATAAAAGAAAACCCCGGCATGGCCGGGGCGTTTCTGTCCGTGTTCGATCATCAGGACAAGGTCGCCGTCCTGCGGCGTGTCCGTTCGTCGCGCGTAGGGCCTGGACAGCTCGCCGATGGCGGCCTGTCCCTCGGCACCGCGCGGGCGGCGGCTGGGCATCCGCACGTCTCGCCCGAACAGCTCTCGCTGTACCAGTGCTACGAGGTCGGCACAGTCGAAGGTGCCCTCGTCGTAGGGCAGCAGGGTGAATCGCTCAACGTCGGCCAGGCGCATCAGAACGCCCCCGGCGCAGTGAACGGGTTGTACCGCAGGCGTACGGCCTGCTGGCGCATCACCGCGTCGTAGCCGCACTGTGCGGTGGCCGTCTTGGTGTTCACGGAGACTTGGGTGATGGGCAGGATGTAGACCCGTTCGATAACGTCTGGGTCTGCTCGGTCGCTGATCATCAGCTTGGCCCTCACCACGTCGTAGGGCTGCAGGCTCTCCAGGTCGTCTGTGATGCCCCGGCCAATGTTGTCTAGCGTCAGGACCGCGCGGGGCGTCTGCCCGGTTACGTCGTCTGGCAGCTTGAAGCCGAACGGAACCCCGATGTACTCCACACCGTTACTCGTCCAGTTCCGGGTGTCGTTGACGATGCGCAGCGTGTCGGTGAAGGAAGGCGCCGACACCTCCAAGAACAGCAGTGTGCCCGTGGCGTCGGTGACGCGCTGGCGGCGCTCGAGGAATGTGGTCATCGCAGGTACTCGATGGAAAGAGGGCAGGTGTGGCGTCCGACCGGGCCAGATTCGGCTTTAAGTGTTCCGATCTGTCCGCCGATGAACCTCGCCTGCAGCGTTTGCCCGGTCCGGGGATGGGTGAAGTCGAACCAGCCAATGCGGCCGATCGTGTCGAAGTACCAGTTCACGAAGGCATTGGCGTCCGCCTTCGTGGTGAAGAGCACCGTCATCGACACGGTCGCGAGCACCTGGCTGTTCTCGATGCGTTCCTTGGGCACGCCCCGTTCCATTTCTGTGCGAAGCACCGCTGGATCAAAGGTTTCGCCCACCGTGTCGGTGAGCGGAGTTGCATAGCTCGGGAATGTTGCCATCACACTCGCTCCTGCACGTCGAGCCGGCCTTTGATCGCGGACAGGATTGGGCCGCCATTGGAGATGTCATCTGCAACGCCGGCTTTCACCTGCTTCATCATGACCTCGATGTTGAGTGCTCCGCCCTGCCCCTGGCTCACGGATGCTTCGCCGGTGGTGCCCGGTGGTGCGTTCTTGATCGTCACGTTGACCTTGCTCGGTGCGCCGCCACCGGCAGTGCCGCCAGAAGTCGGCGCAGCGGGAATCACCATCCCGCTGTTCCCTGGAATCAGGTAGGTCCTGCCGTTCTGCTGGAACAGTTCGGGCCTACCCCCTTCGCCCACCTCATAGAACGATCTCCCATCCACGCCTCCGCCCGTGGCGCGCCCACCCCCGAACGACAGGCCCCTGGAGAGGCCTGCGTTGATGCTCTGCGTTCCACCGCTGACTAGCGAGTTGCCGGTTGTCGTTACCCCGCCCCCCATCCATCCTGCCATCATGTTGCCGAACAAGCCTGTGGCCATCTGTTTGGCCGCAATACGGGCAAGGTCGGAGATGATTGAATCGGCGAGGTCGGAGAACGACAACTTGCCCGTCTGGGCGAACCGCACCCACGCATCCTCCCAGCCGCTCAGGGCGTTGGTCATGGCGCCATTGGCCTGTTCCAGCGCATTGCCTGCGTCGAAGACGTAGTCTTCCCACGCCCGGCGGACACCCGCCCGCCAGTCGCCCAGCAGCGCCAACCGCTGCCCTTGGAACAGGCGTTCCTTGGCCAGCTCGCCGTCGCGGTAGGCCGCTGCGTTCGCTGCCAGAAGATCCCAGGATGCCTTGTCGCTGGCCACGTCCCGGCTGCCAATGCGCTTCAGCTCGTCCTGATACTCCCGCTGGATGTCCAGCTGCCGGCGCAGCATGCCGACGGCATCAGCCCCGCGGCCCATGCCCATCAGGTCCAGCTCGTTGGACCTGCCGCGGTTGCTGCTGGCCTGCGCCAGGATCGCCTGCTGGCGGGCCAGCGCTTCCGCCGCCTCCTTCTCCCTGGTGTACGCCGCTGCCTTCTGCCCCGAGGTGACCAGCTCGGCGCGCGCGGCCTCCAGCTGTGCCCGGCTCGACGCGGTCATGGTGTTCTTGCTCTTGGCCAGCACCTGTTCGATGGCCATGGCCTGGCGCTCGCTCTCGGTGACCTTGATTCCCGTATCGGCCAGTTGCTTGTTGGCCTCGATCTGCCGGTGCGCCGCAGCGAGCATGTTCTGGGCCGCCGAGTCGTCGCCGTTAGAGCGAAGCCGGTTCTTTCTCCGTTCGATCTCTGCTTGCTTTTCCTTGTAGTTCGCGATGGTGGCCTCGATCTCCGCCCTGCTCCTCCCCGCGGCGATGCCCTCGGCTTCGATTCGTTCGATTTCCGCGCCGAGCTTGAGTTCCTTGTCGTACATCTCCAGGCGGCGGTTCCACTGTTCCGTCGCTCGCTGCGCCAACCGAGGATCAAGCACGCCCGGTCCAGCCTTTGGTTCCGAGCCTTCGCGACGTTCGGCCCCACCGGTCTCATCCATGGGCGTTGGCAGGCCATAGGGGTTGCGCGCCTGCGCCGCGATGGAGTTTACCTGGTCGCGCAGCGTCCCCACTGCGGAATGGAGCATTCGCGGCTGGGCAAACAGCACCCGTGCAATCAGCGAATCGGGGTCGATCTGCACCCGCGCCATGTCGGCCAGGGCATTGGTGACGTTGACGACAGCCCCCCAAGTGCCAGAGATCTCGTCCTTCATTGAACGCCACCCCTCCGTCATCGCGGGCATGCGGGAATCGGCAAGGTCTGCGATACCGTTCAGGTGATCGTGGTAGATCTGCACAGCCTCTGCTACCGCCTGCTGCTCGCGCCCCTCTTGCTGCAGCATCGCGATGCGTGCGGCCTGCGACTGAGTCAGGAACCCCTCCGCCCGGTTGAGGTCGAGAAGTGCGTCGAGCGGATCCTTCGCGATGCGCTGGAAGGCGGCCACGGTCCTATCGGCGGACTGCCCGAGGGAGGCTTCCATGCGCGCGGCGGACTGGGATACCAGGGCGAACTGGGCGCCCGTAATCTCGCTGGCCTTGGCCACCTCGTTCAACGCGGTGAGCGCACCGCCGCGAGTCACGCCCGGCAACCGGTCCAGTTCCTCGATCATCCGGTTCAGCTGGCCATAAGACACGTCGGCCGTGCGCCCGGTCAGGAGCAGATTGCGCTGGAACTCGAACTGGGCATCGCTCCCCTGCTTCCAGGCGAGGACCAGCGCGCCGATGACCGCGGCAAGCACCGTGATGGGATTGATCAGGCCCACGATGTAGCCGCCCACCGCGCGCGCCGCCGGCCCAATGCCGCCGAACTGGTCCTTCAGCTGGCCACCCTGCTGGATGGCCACCATCCACGCCGGCTGCCCCGCCAGGATGCTGGTGGTGATGTCGGTCATCTGCGAGGGGATCATCCGCAGGTTGTTCTGCAGCTGCCGGGCGGACATGCCCATGCCGTTCTGTGCACCCGTGGCGTTAAGCACTGACGCGCGCATGGCGTCAATCTTGGTCTGGTATTGGTCGAACACCGCGGGATTGACCAGGCCGGCCTTGTGCGCACGCTCCAGCCGGTCCTCTATCGCGGCCAGCCGATTGAGCGCGCCAATAGTCGGGTCGATCTGCCCCAGCAGCTGCTGCAGGTTGATCTTCTGGGCCTCGACCGCTGCAGCAGCCTGCCGGGTTTCGTTGGCGGCTCGGGCTTCGGCCTCCTGCAACGAGCGTGCACGGGCAGCCATGCGGTCCTGCTCACTGCCAGCGCCCGCCATTGCCCGGGCCTTGTAGTCGATGCCTGCTGCCGCCTCGCGCGCGGCCTCGGCCAGTGCCCGTTCCGACAGGTTCGCCGCCTGATTGCCCTGGGACCAGGCAAGCGCCTGCTGGGCCACTGCCTTGTAGCGCGCCTCCTGCTGCGCCAGCTTCTGCTCCAGCTGCTGGCTGGCCGTGGTCACCTGCGCGGCCGATGCCGCCGCTGCAGCACCAGCGGCACCGAAGGCCTTTGCCTGGCCTGCCGTGCTGGCGAACTTGCCGCCCAGCGCACCGAGTGATGCAAGGATCTCGATGTTCGTCCGGTTGAGTGTCTGCAGTTCGGTGACCACCGCACCGGTGCCGCTGCCAATGCGATCCAAGGCACCGCCCAGCCGGTCGCCCAGGGAGCTGGAGGACCGCTCCACGGTCCTGGCCAGCGCCTGATACTCCCGATCGAGGCGATCAGCTGCGCCGCCGGCACGTTCCGCCGCGGCCGCATTCTCGTCCAGTGCCTTGGTGCCATCGACCAGCCCGGAGCTGTCGATCTTGTAACCCAGCTCGGCGATGTCCATTACCTGCTCCTCGACTCATCCAGCGCTCGTTGGCGCGCTGCTTCCTGGTCCTCGCGGACCGCTTTCAGATAGGCGTCATCCATGGCCATGAGGAATTCCACCTCGATGGGCTGCAGGTCGACCTGACGCAGGCGGCTCCATTCACCTATGTCAGCAAACGTCAACGCCTCCGGCCCTGACCGCCGGCGGGCCGACAGCTCCCAGAACCAGTCCCACACGTGCAGGAGCTGGTCCGGTACTTCGACCTCCGGGGAAGTCGCGCCAAAGCGCTCATTGCGCTGGCGCCTGGTCTCCCCCTTCTCGTCCGCCATGTCGTAGCGGACGGTTGTGTAAGCCGCTTCAGTCGCCTGCTTCTTCAGAGCTGCGAAAAAAGGCGGCGCGGTCCCCCAGGGCAAAGTCCACCTGGTCTCCCACCCACGGCAGCACCTTGAACAGCTCGCGCAGCTTCTGCTCGCCGAAGGCTGGCTTCTCGCCCATGAAGGTCAGGTCCTCCTGCCATTCCCATCCGCCGATCGAAGCCACCAGCATGTCGATGCGACCGCTCTCCAGCTTCTCTGCGGTTACCTTGCCGCGGTTGTACATGCGCTCGTTGGTGGCCTTGCGCGAGGCGGCACGCACAGCCGGATGGCTGTCCGGCAGCAGGATCAGCACCAGGCCGGTCGGTTCGTCGGTGGCGGGATGCTTGATCTGCAGCGGACGCTGGTTGGCAACGATGTTGGTCAATTCAGTCATGTTCGGGATCCTTGCGATCGATCCGGTAAAGCGCCCGGGGGAAGCCGGCCGGATCAGTTCCGGCTTGTCAGGCGGCCGCCCTATCCCCCGGGAGTTCGCGTTACGGGGTGGTCGGGGCAGCCACGGTGATCGGTGCCTGGTTCAACGCCAGGGTGAAGGTGTTGAGGATGAAGTCCTCATTGCGCCCGCCGTTGACGTTCGGGCCGGTCACCAGGCCCCGCAGGAACTCGATGGAGCCGTCGGCGCGTTCCACCTTGAACGCATAGGCATCCGGGACGTCCGGTGCACCAGCGGCGCGCATGGCCACCTGGCCCGGGTCGGCCAGATCTTCGGCCACCTCGACCTGCGGGTCGCCGGCGTTCGTGATGCCCTTTCCCTTCAGTGCCACCAGCGTGTCGAGGGTGTCGTACTGGACGATGTTGGTATTGATGCCGCGCTCGCCGATGCTGCCCACCTTCTTCACCTGGACGAAGGTCAGGGCCGCAAACTCGGTTTCGGTCAGGTCGGCATTCTTGGGGGTGACGCAGATGTAGAGCTTGGAACCTGCATTGGTCTTTGCTTCAGCGGCCATAGCCGTATCTCCTCGCGATGGGCGTAAAAAAACCCGCCACGGGGCGGGGTCGTTGGAAAAGCGAAAGGCCCGCTGGTGGGCGGGCCTCTGGAATAGATTCGGGAATAATTTGTGGTCGGTTTTGTCGTTACTTCTTGGCTGGGCCCAGCTTTGCCGCCACCAGCTGCATGGCCTGCGGCCGAGTGAATCCCGCCTCCACATAGGCTAGGTATTCCGCCCGGACGAACCGCGCCTGCTCGGCGCAGAACTCGTCCAGCAGCTGCCGGTTCCGCTTCATGCGGGTGATGGCATCGCGCATGGCCTGCAGCTCCCCCTCGTTCGGGATCTCGTTGCTGCTTACCAGGTGCAGGTTGGGCGGCTTGGGGCTCATGGCCGGAGTCTACCCCGAAACGAAGCCGCGCCAAGGGATGGTGACCGGGTGCATGATCCTCTCCGGGTCTTGGATGATGCTGGAGGTCCAGGGCTTCCTCCCCACCCGCATGCCGGCGAAGGTCGTGCCCTTGGCGAAGGCAGCGATGATCTGGTCCGTGATCGCAGTACCGACCATGATCCCCTGCCCCGGCCGGTAGCAGGCCGACAGCTGGCCGAATCCCTGCATCAGGAACGGGCCATCGTCTGCGATGCCGTAGTTCTCGGTCCGGTTGGGGAACCACTGCAGCTCCAGCCATCGAGCGCCGTTGCCGGTGGGCGGCTTGAACCCCTGGCCCGGGTAGGAGCAGGCGAGGCTCTGTGCGGCGGCAAACTGCCCCACCAGCGTGGCGAATGCGTCATAGATCGCGGTGTCGCTCATCCCATCCGTCCTTTCACGTCGGCGGTGACCTCGGCCACGATGAAATCCCAGCGCTGTGCCGCTGCTCGCGCGAAGCCTTTGCCCGCTTGCGCGTAGGTTCTGCCTAGGCTGTCCTCGCCTTGAAAGCCGTGCTCCATGCGCATGGCGTACTTCGCGGTCCAGCCAGCCCACACTGTCTGTCCCAGCTCCATGGTGGTGAACACCAGCTCCGGGGTCTGCGCGCTGTCCGATGGCATGCCCTCGACCGATGCAGCGGCAGAGTTGCGCAGGAAGCCGGTATCCACCGGCATCTTCCCGCCCTGCCCCTCGGGCGTGCCGGCTTCCTCCATCAGCTTGGTGGCCGACTCGCGAAAGATCACGCCCTGCATGGCCTTGGCCTTCTCTGTGAAGGCCCGGACCTGGGCTCCGAATTTATTGGCCACGCTTCACCTCCGCCGCCATGTTCACGCGGTACTGCTTCATGCAGCGGCAGCCGATGGTTTCCTCCGGCCCAGCGCCGAGCGAGGTGTCGCCAGGGAACCGCATCAATGCACCGCTGGGCGTTTGGAACGGTTCACCGAACCGGCGAACCTGGCCGTTCATCGCTTGGTGGCTGTGGCGGGTCCTGTCGTCACCGGTGGCTGACCAGGCGCCCTCGACGTTCTCCGGCGCCAGGCGGCCGGTTTCGATCTGCTGCCGGAATGCTTCCTCCCTACCGGCGGCCATGGCCGTCAGCGACTCGGTGCGGGCGATCATCTCGCCGCGCAGCGCCAACAGCCTATCCGCGTAGCGTTCAGCGATCTTCTCCACGTCTGCCGGCGCCACTGGCTGGCCAGCCTTGATGGCCCGGCTCACGATTCCGTCCAGGCGCTTGTCGCGCCGCTTGCGACCGAAGTACTGCGCCATCTGCGTCGGATCACCGCTGGCAAGCTGCTGCCGGACATTGGCCACGAACTGCGCCTGCTGCGCGGTGAGCCCCACGATGCCGCCGGTTCTCCTGCCGGTCTCGCCCACCCTGCCGACCAGCTCCAGCGCCGTCTGGCGCGGGTTCGTGCCCGCGGCCATGCCTCGCACTAGGTGCTGGCGCACCAGCGTTCGCTGGTCCTCCACCATGCCGGTGATCAGGCGCGAGGAATTCGACTGCAGCCAGCTCTCCACGCCTCGGTTGCGCATGTCGAACCCGAAACGCAGGAGCGGCGTGTCGTTGGCCGGGTTGTACCGCCCGCGCACCTGCTGGCGCAGCGACAGGGTGGGCAGCTCCTTCATGCCAACCTCAGCACCAGTTGCGAACGCCTGGCGAACCTGCTCGGCCAGTGGCGAGAAACGCTCACCGTCGAAGCCCAGCGCCTCCAGTACGGCGTCCACCTGACCGGCCCGCAGAAGGCTCGCAAGCAGGTCCAACTGCACCTGTGACCGCACGCCTGCGATGGCCTGCTCGAACGCGCGGCGCATGGCCGGCTCCAGACGTCGTGCCAGCAGTTCCAACTCGCGTGGTGTGAGCTTGGCCATCAGCGTCGGGCGTGAAACTCATAGAGAAGGACCTGGCCTCCCGGGGAGAGCGGCTGCAGGTCGATGAGGTGATATAGCTGGCCACCCAGCAGCAGCCGGTCATCCTTGCCAGGCTGGATGTCCACTGCGGTCGAGATCAGGCCCAGCTTGTCGCCTTGCTGCACCAGCGTGGTGTCGCGGTCGGTGAGGCTATATTCCAGCTCCACCACCGTGCAGTCGTGCCGCGTCGGCTCGCCCGGCTGCGGGTTGTGCGGAGGCCCGGTCGGTGCACCGTCGCGCTCCAGTTGGGTGCCGTAGCCGTAGCGACCGATCAGGTTCGTGGCCGTCGTCTGCATGCGGCCGTAGAAGCGGCTCATACGACGCGCACCGCAGGCAGAACAGCCGGCGTCCGCAGCAGCGGCGCCAGGATCTCATCGATGGCCGGCACCACCGGTCGGTTCGGCACCTGACCAGCGGCCGTGGCATCGGCATAGGTGACCTCGATTGGGCCGACCTTCTCCTTGGTTACTGCCTCGGTGGCCACGTAGTCCGGCGACAGGCTGCCCGGACTGGCCAGCTCGCGCAGCGCGCCCTCGTAGGTTGCACGCTCCACCTCGTCGGGCACCTCATCCGGCTGGATGGGGTCGCCGTCATAGTCGATCGCACCGGTGCGGGGCCATTCGTTCGGCTGGCCCCGCCCGGCAGTTCGCACGCCGGGGAACATCGACGCCCAGCGGCCCGATGCGAGCAGCACCCGGTACCGGCCATCGATATAGTCCGTGGCGCGGACCAGTGCTCCGGTGCGGGCTTCATCCGCGCCGGCGGCCCAGGCCGCATTGCCGCGCGCCTGGTGGTAGAGATCCGCGCCTTCCAGCGTGCCGTACATGGTCAGCCCTCGCCCTTCTTGGCCTCGGCCTCGGCGATGGCGCTTTCCAGCTTCGCCGCACCCCAGGTGCCCTTGGCATCGATGCCCAGCCCCTTGGCGCGCGCGATCAGCGCGTCCTTCTTGTCGGCCGCCGGCGGGTTCTGCGCGATGCTGCCATCGGTGCTGGTCGCCTTGGCCTTCTCGGCTTCCGCGGCGGCGGGTTCGCCCTTCTTGGCCTCGGCCTCGGCTTCAGCAGCCGCCTGCAGCTCGAGCACCGTGGCAGCCAGCCGCGCCTCGCGGTCGCCGTCGTCCAGCGCGTTCCAGTCGGCGACGCTCAGGCCCGACGCTTCGTGCGTCCGGCGCACCACTTCGCCCAGCTGCACGGTGACGCCTTCGGCCAGCTCGATGTTGGACGGCAGCACGCTGGAGCCGACCAGGACGTCCTTCGCCGGTGCCTTGGTGCTGGTGCTGGTGCCCTCGGCGGTCAGGATCTCGGCCTTGAGCCAGCCCTGCACCACCGAGTTCTTCTTCAGCTGCTCCCAGCCATCGACCGGGGTCTGCACGCCCGGCGGCAGGATGGTGCCGTCCGGCAGGCCCAGCGGACCCTTGTGGTTGTTCGTGATCTTCATGCTTCGCTCCGATGTGGCCCCGGCGCGTGGCCGGGGCCGTGGGGATCAGATGCCGTCCAGGTAGACGACTTCCTTGGGCAGGCGCACGTCCAGGCCACCCAGGCGCATCACGCCGGGAATGTCCCAGCGCAGCGGGCCGCTCTGCCAGGCCGGCAGGAAGCGGTGCGGCATCGGCATGTGCAGCTTCAGCACCTGCGGATCGTTGCGGTACGCCACCAGGCGCGTGGTGCCGCCGACGCCGGCGGTGTCCAGGCCACGCACGCCACGCAGGGTCAGCTGCTGGCCGGTCTGCACGGTGTAAACGTTGTTGGCCAGGAACCACTGCAAGATGGTCATGTCGCTCTGGTCGCTCATCTTGCGAGTCGCGCTCAGCAGGTACTTGGTCCACGGCAGCAGCAAGGTGTTGGCGATCGACGCCGTGTTCGTGCCGTTGAACACGTTGAGCAGCGCCTGGTTCAGCGTCGCCACGATCAGCTGCGAGTCGGTGGTGGCGTCCCAGCTGCCGGTCGGCGCCGCCACGGGGGTAACGCCAGCGGCATTGAACAGGCCGGTGAAGCCCTTGCTGGCATCGCCCAGAAGCGCGACGCGATCGACCATTTCTTCAGACGCACGGCGTGCGGCGGCTGCATCTTCGGTCGACAGGTTGATGCCCAGCATCTGGGCGCGGCCGATCTCTTCCCAACCGAACCCGTAGCCGATACCAGCGGTGTAGACCGGCGTCTCGAATTTCGAGCGGACAGTGCCAGCCTTCGGGATGTCATCGGCGTTGCCGTTGATCCAGTCAGCCTTGCCGTACTGGTCCTGCGACATGTAGGTCACCGACGTGGCGAACTCGCTGCCGGTGGTGTCAACGGGCACCAAGGTGCGGTACTGCACGTCCGGGTAGATGGTGCGGTAGATGCCCGGCTCGATGATCGAGGCCTGGGCGATCACGAAGCCCAGGGCTGCCTGGGCGTCGATCAAGGGAATTGCGCTCATGTGTTGGGCTCCTTAGCCGAGACGGACGACGGCCAGCTGACCGGCGGCGGTGGTGCTGGTGTCCCAGCGGGCGCCAGGAATGGCGGTGTTGTCGGTTGCCACGTTGGTGAACGCGCCGGGGGCGGTCAGGTAGACGGCGTCGCCTGCGGCCACCGCCACTGCTGCGGTCACCCACAGGTCGCCCTTGGTGCGGACACGGGCCGACTCACCCACGCCGAACGCATCACTGGCTCGGCCGGTTACCTGGCCCGCCGTGACCGTCAGGCCCGATGCCGAACGGTCCAGCATCGCGATGCCGACGTACTTGCCGCCGGCGAAGGCCTTCACCGACTTGTCGGTGGCGCCCTGCTCCACTGCCTTGCCGAAGGCGATGGCGGCACCTTCGACGGTGCGGGAGATCTCGGTAGCCGGCAGCATGGTGGCCGGAGCGCCAGCAATGGCGGCCGGCTGGGTGTCCGGGTAGTTGGTCTGCAATGCCATGGCTTAGGCCTCCTTCTGGCCAGCGGTGCGGAAGTCCAAGCCGGCCACAGACGCGGCATAGCCGTTGTCCTGCACGGCCTGGCGATGGGTGGAGCGGTCGCCGAGGGCATCCGCTCGGCTTCGCGTATGGCATCGGCCGTTGCCGGCGCCACCACTGCCGCGGTGAATGCCCCCACCAGCAGCTTGAAGGTGCTGACCGGCTCGGTCACGGCGCCAGGTCCCCGCCAGCGAACACCTTGGCCTCGTCGGCGCGGCGGTTGGCCAAGCCCTGCATGCGCTTGCCAGAGGCCATCACCCACACGCCGAACTGCTTGCAGGCAGCCTCGGGCTTGCCCTCGTTGAACAGGCGCAGCAGCGTGGACTTCTCGAAGCGAGCAAGGCCGATGTTGTAGGCCAGCGACGCCATCGCACCCAGCTGCTTGTCGGTGGCCGGGCGCTTCAGCATGCGGCGCACGCCATCTACGAAGCGCTTCACGTCCTGCTCAAGACGCTGTTCGGCCTGCTGCTGGGTCCACACCACGCCGCGGCGAATACCCGGGCCAGTGGCGCCAAACCCAATGGTGTAAGGCTCGCCACCACTTGCCGGGTCTGGATACGCAGTCAGCCGACAGCCTTCCCAGCGCCGAATGATCGCGGCGGCCACGGAAATTGCGCTACTAGCCATTTGCAAATCTCCCTCGCTCGTCGCGCTGCGGAAAGTGCGTCCGCTTCCGGCGACGCCTTCCGAGTGCCAGCGCCCTTGTCATTGCTTCGCCGTGGCAATGTCGGTTCTTCGCGCGCATATCGCGCAGGTTATCGGCCTGAGTACCGATGAACAGGTGGCCAGGGTTGCAGCAGGAAGGGTTGTCACAGGTGTGGCAAACCACTTTTCCTTCCGGGATCCGGCCATGCGCCATCTCCCATGCCACGCGATGGGTTAGCACCCAGCCCTCATCGCCACCCTTGCCGATCTTCCCGTAGCCGCCCTGCTTCTTGGCGCCAGTCCAGGGCCAACATGCCTGCTCCCCTGCTGACCGGTCCACACGCGCCCAGAGCCTTTCTTCGATGGGAATGCGCCTGATCGTCACGTCAGGCCCACTTCCGCACCAAGGCGGCTGCGTTGTCGTTTGCGGACATGGGAACTCCAAGCAATAGGCGCCCGTCACCACAGCCGGCTGGCTTCGATGATTGGTCCGGTAAGGGTGGACGGGCATAGAGGGCCGATCACCACCGCTGGCTGGCACCGGCCTCCCTCATGGAGGAAGCCACACACCGCCCAGGTGTGGAGTGCCAACCCCCGGGCGCCTCACGGCGGGCGGGGCGATGGGTGATCGGATTTCGGTCGCCAAGAAAGCAGAAGCCCCGGCTTTTGGCCAGGGCTTCGAAGACAATTATTGACGGTCGCAGAATTCGACCATTTGATGACGTTACTGTCAAGCCTCCGGTTCTTTTGGGGGACCCAAGGGTTTCCCTGCGCCCCCGCCGTAGAACTTTATGGACTTCGCCTTCCCAGACGAATTTGCCTGACTCGCCAATTTAGAAAAGCGTATCCAAGAATCTATTAATGAGTCTGCAGATGAACTCGAACTCCCCGACTCGTTCTCAGCCGCATTTGAGTACAACTTTCCCAATGAAGCGATCTTCTCGTCTTTCGATGCGATCAGCAGCTTCAGCCCCTCAACCTCGGCACCGGCCAAAGTGGCGCTCTCCAGTTTCTCCTTCAACTCGGCCTTTTCAACCTGGAGAATTTCAATCCCTTCCTGCAACTTGCTGAGAACCCCTACCAAGGATGCCTCTCTTGCCTCAGGAACGATGTCAGTCCAGTTCTCAATCGAGGTTATTCCCTCTTCCGACAGCACCCTGCACATCTGCTGGACTTCTTCGTAATTCTTGACCTCCAAGCGATCCTGGGACTGCCCCATGAACCCCGCCACCCGCTTTTCTAGTGCTCGAACGTTCCCCAACATAAGATTGAGGCCGCGCACCGCGACTGTACCGCGCGCCTTGAGCACTGCCTCACTGTTAACCACCGAAACGGCGTTCGCTATTCGGCCACCAAGTACACCCGAGGCCAACGCCAAAACCGTCTGGGCCAACACACCGACGCCTCCGTCAAGCTTCGCCAGACCAAGGCCATACATAACGAATAAGATAATCAGGAGCGTGGCATTGAACGGCTCTGCCCAAAGACGCCCGAACGTCCTCCACTTAACGGAAAGTTCTGACTTAACTCCATCTTGGGACGACTCGTGCCCTGACTTCCCAGCTGTCTCGCTCATGCTCCCCTCCCTTTTCAGGCAGCCATCCTGCCGCGCAGTAAGTCTAGGCTACGGCCCAGCTCATATCGATACTGCCGCAATGTAAGACTGCCGCCGTACTTCTCCGCCACCATCCGCGCCTTGACCGCCTGACTGGCCGCCACGGTGTACTCGGTCCGCACGATGAGCGCCCGCAACAGGTTCTGGCGCTCCATCGCCACCAGCGCCGACTCGACCCAGCGCAGGTTATCGGGGATGCCAACGTCGACCGCGATTTCTGGGTTGTCGTGGGGCCGATCAGCGTTGTTGGTCGCCCGGATCGGATCCACCGCCCACGTCGGCAGGATGTGCATGGCATCCACCCCGCTGCGCCTGGCCATGAACCGCCGGCGCTCGGTTCCATCTCGCCCGACCAGATCACGCAGCGCCCGCTCCTTGGTGCCGGGGGCAAAGTCCCGGGCCTTGTCTAGAACGTGCACGCTGCGGTCGGCATGGGACAGCGCGTAGCGGTTGGCTTGGGCGTGTCCCCATGCACGCAGCGCCTGCACCATCGGATCGTCATTTCGCATCCCGCAGGTCCTCCACCGAACTGGAATCAAACTGGAACTTGGGCAGGCGCCCATCGATGACGCAGGCGCCCTGCCGGTCAGGATTCCGCTTGCAGTGGTAGGTGCCGTCGGTGACTTCCCGGAACTGACACACCGAGCAGCGCCCGAACCGGCGCAACCTGGCGTCGTAGCGCTTCTCGAAAACGGTGCGGCTCAAGCAGCAACCCCATCCAGCAGCGACGGAGCAGCGGCGATGAACTCGATCTCAACCTCGACCCGTGCCCCCTTTTCGTCCGGCTCCATCCGCTCCTGCAGGATGCGGCGGTGCTTCTTGTCGTCCATCCAAGCCACGCCGTTCAGTGCGTCGGACAGCACCTTCTCGCAGTTGCCAAGATCGATGCACTGGACAGTGTCGTCCCAGGTGTATGGGTCCTTGCGCGCTCGCTTCGCCCAATCTTGCGGCCGATGCGGATACAGGCGGATGGTCAGGTGCACGCGCCCGGCGTGCGGCTGACGAATGCCGGCGGCGCGAGCGATGGCGGCCACGGTGGCCTTGTACTGCTTGGCCTCGTCGGTCACGTAGGTCATGGCCAGCGGCTTCGGCTTCCTCGGGATCACTCGCGTGGCCCAGTACCGGTTACTGGAAATGGGGTACGGAAGGATGAGGGTGATCATGCGGCCTCCTGCAGTTGCATAGCCAATGGCATCAAGAACGTGATTTCGTAGAACCCGTTGGACAAAGGGCCAACGAGGAATCCTCCATCCGGATGCGGATCCCATACGAAACCACCGCCGCAGCAGACAACGGTGTGGTTGGTGCCGCGCGGGCTGCGCCCGCCGAGCAGGTAATAGGCCTTGGGATTACGCGACTGCATGAAGTCGAAGACCCCATCAATAGGGCCATCGCCACTAAACAGCACGTCGGCCGAGCAAAGCCCCCTTGACGCCAGAAACTCAGCCTGCCCAACCTCCCACTCGTACCCGGGAACCGTGTTGGCGAGCTGGGTAAAGTGGGGAACCTGCCATGGCTCAAGATCCAGTAGGCAGCCGAGTGCTGTCCGGTGGCAGTCGCCAAAGATCTCGTTGTGCGGTTCGTGCCGAAACAACTGGTGTCGCTGGATCATGCTGCTTTCCTTTGATTGAGCCGGCGCAGGGTCACGTTCAGCGCGGCGAGTTCATCCATCTTCATGACCGTCCACATGCGCTTCTGGCCGTGCCAGCCGTTGAAGCTGCCTTGGTGGCAGTCCTTACACAGGGCCACGGTCGTGAAGTGCTGGCCCTGGTTGATGTGGTGGGCGTCACTGGGCGGCGGCGCATCGCAGACACTGCAGGGGAGCCACTTCACGGCCTCCATGTGGTCGTGCTCAGCCGGGGTGATGGCCTTGGCGTTCTTGGTGCGCATCAGGCGGCCGCCCTTTCGCACTGCCGCAACCCGGACGCATAGCCCTCGGCCACCGCCTTCGACCGCATCCAGCTCGAACTCCAAACCACGCTGCCGCCGACAATGCCGTTGACGATCCAGCTGTTGGCGTAACCCCAGACGACGTAGCGCATCACGCAACCCTCCGATTCGTCCCGGCCATCTCCCAGAACTCGGCGCGCACCGCGTCGAGCATCACGTGGCTGTAGCGCTTACCGATGTGCTCGGTGATGCCATCGAACAGGACCTGAAAACGGTCCTGTTCCATCTCGTCGAATGACAGGCTCTCGGCCTGCATCACCATCAACCGACCCAGCCCGGGAATATCCATCTCCATTTCCTCGCAGCACGTGCCGGACTCGCGCTGCAGGCGCTTGACCGCGTCGTGGCTGCCCATCTGCTCCCAGCCTTCGACGTTGTCGGTCATCAGCTGCCCGATCTTGTGGACGAGGCGGTGCTGCCATTCCTCGCGCGGCTGCTTCAGCTCGGCGCGCACCTCGCGGCCGGTGTGGAACTTGCGCTCCCGCAACAGGCGGGCGTCGACCTCGTTCGCCGGCACTAGGCAGCCGACCAGTTCACCGGTGGCAGGGTCCATCAGCTTGCGCACCAGCAGGTACACCGGCCGGCGGGCGCGCTTGGCGCGGATCTTCTTTGCTGCTGGGGTGAGGGTCAT